TTCTATGTACATATCCTTGGTGGACCAGAGACAGGAAAGGTGAGGAAGATAACAGCAAACACAAGTACACAGATTACCTTCGACACGCTCGGTGGCGATCCTGGGAGTGTTGCATTTGAGATTCGTCGTCTTGCAATACCTGCATCGGGTACCCTTATCTATAATGGCACAACGATTGCATACAGTGCAGTTTCAACCTCGACCACAATCACTGTTGTGTCAGCCCATGCAGCACCGGACGATTCAATCGTTACCGTGGTACCAAGTGAATACGAAGCGAATCCACGAGGTAATCGTTTTACGAACTACTTGGGTAGAATCGTGATGGGAAATGTCCGGTCAGCTCTTTCTCGGGATAGTGGCGGAACACTGCAAGGGTATGCTTCCGGTGGAGCGTACTTTGTTTCTAAATTAAATAATCCACTCGACTTCGGTTTCTCTGCAACACGTGTCGCTGGTGAGGGTGATCTTGTTTCTACACCGTATGGTGGTGGGAACATTACTGATGTTATTGCTCAGGAAAATACCGCGTATATATTTAAGAGTGATTACATTGAGGCAGTCTCATACTCACAGGACTCCGATGACCTTATACAGCGTGAACCACTTAAACCAGGTGCTGGTTCAGTCGGCAAGACAACGAGAGGGAGTGATGATATTTATTTTATGACTGATTCGAATCAGTTCACTTCTATTGGTCGTGTGCAGTCAAAAGATATCCGACCTGAAATATTAAACATTGGTTCTACCATTAAGAGGTGGCTTGACCGTACTGATACAACTGCTGTTGGACGAGGAATTGAAGTGTCAGGTAAGGTATATTTTCCACTCAAATCTACAAGCTCTGCGACAAACAATGACATTATCCTTATTTATAATAGGACAACAAACGCATTTGAAGGAGTGTGGGATCTCCCCGCTTTCGGGTTGACTGAGTTTAATCGTGGGTATTACTACGGTGAATCAGGTGGAGCGAATGTATATAAACTGTTCCATACACGAAATGCTGACGTAGAGGGTACCGATGCGTTCGGATATACCTTTGAGGTAGCAACACATTTCTTTAATCTCGCACCATCAAAAACATACCAGCAAGAGATTCATGGTCTGGTTATTGAAGGGTATATCCGTGGGGGTACCGAAATAACCTATAACCTATGGAAACAATTTGAAACAACACCATCTGTATCCTTTGTATTTTCAGCAGATGAGGACGCTTATCTTGATGGTGAGAGCTCGAATATCTATCTTGGGGATGCCCCTCTTGGTATTAATAACCTTTATATTGATTATTCTGATATCGACCAGGATGGCCGTCGTCATTTTACTGCTCGCATATACTTCCCTTTCATTTACGGGAACTTCTTCTCAGTTGGTATACAGTCGTCGGGGGTAGATCAGGACCATGAAACAACGAGGTTTGGATTAATGATCGGAGAAGAACCTGCTATAAACACCAACAAAATTAAGTCAATTTAATAGTGTTATAATAAAATTACCGTGAGCTTAAAATTTACAACCGTACCAAGTAAAACACTCTCTGCTTCTATCACTTCGGCAGCCACATCTTTTCGCCTCTTAGACATCCTTGGGTGGGACGCTACTGCACTTGTCGCTGGGGACTTTGGTTCTCAGGCATACTGTGTATTCCGAAATGCAGCACGTACACAAATTGAAATCATGGAGTTTGACCCCGCAACGATTGCATCTTCTGACATCACAATCACACGTCGTGGACTCATGTTTGATGGTACACTCGCTACTGAGGTTACTGCAAATAAATTGTCATGGACAAAGGGTGACACCATTGTTGACCTCGGTACTGATCCACCGCAAATGTGGCAATGGCTTAAAGAATACATTGATGCTGCTGCAATTGCGGGTGGTGTTCCTGCAACGACAGCGGTACTTGGTATCACTAAAATGTCAGTTGCTCCGGCAAGCGCAGCAAGCCCAATTTCTGTCGGTGACAATGATCCTCGTGTTCCAACACAAGCTGAGAATGATGCTATGGTTGGATACGGTGGTACACCATCATCTACAAATCCATTTATGGTACGCGGAAAATCGTTGACCGCAGGAGCAACCATCAATGGTGCAACACTTCCGGTACCTGTCTATCAGAACACAACTGATAATGAGTACTACGCCTGTGATGCAAATGACACCGCTGCACTTAAATTCCAAGGATTCGCTATTTCAAATGGAACTGATGGTGCTGCAATTACCGTTCAATTCACGGGTATAGTCGGTGGATTTACAGGACTTGATGAGGGAGTTTCTTATTACGTTTCTGACACCGCAGGAACTATACAAAATACTCCCGGCACGTATCCTGTCTTGGTTGGTGTTGCAATTAGTCAAACTGAATTATTCATACAAAAAGGAAGAAGGAAGTTAAGTGGAGTACAGACATATACGACAGGAACCACAACGACTGTGACGTGTGGGTTTAGAGTAACTAGCGTGCGTGTACACGGTATCTACGCGAGTGATCCTGCAGTAATGAGTAATGGTGGATGGACAGCCGCGGGAGGGAATGACTGCGTGTACGCTGGTGATAATGGCGCAGGTGCAATAGCTGGCGCAACCAGTTTTTATGCTGCGTTCTTACAAAGAGACACATCCCCCGATCGGTCATTTTCTGCAACAATTGAAAATATAACAAACACAACCTTCGACATTACTGCTGGTTATGCTGACTCGGCCGTAACGGTGTATGTCTTTTGGGAAGCTGAAGGTGATTTTTAAAATATTATGGCAACGAAATCCTCAACAAAATCTTCTACAAAAGCACCAAAACCCACTACTATAGTAAACAGTAAGGGTAAGACATTAACGCTGAACCCAAGCGGGAAATCATACAGCGCAAAAAAGACAGTAAAGCCAGTAAATAGCTTCACAAACAAGAGTGGTCAGAAGATCGTGAATTTCTCTGACAAGTCAAAGAGCGTCAACGGAGTAAAGGGTGGTAGCTCAATCGGTGGTTCTATGTACCAACCACCAACAGCGCAAAAGAACGCAGCTGGTGTAATCCCTTCATCAGCTCGTGGCGATGAATTCGCACCAGCATTTGAAGCGGCAGGTGGTGTACAAAAAGGTAAATCAATTACTGAGACACTTGATTATCGTGCGGGACAAAGTGGTGGCGGAAATGCTCTTGCTCGTGCGAGTGCATTAGCAGCATCACAAGCAAAATCATCAGCGGGACCAAGTGCGGTAACCGGAGCAGCACCAGGATCAAGTGCAGCAACAGGTGGCGTATCAACACGTCAACCAACACGAGAGGAGACACTTGCTGAGATGATGGAAAGGGCGAAGGGGATTAGTGCAGAAATTGCGAAGCTCCGTGAGCGTGAGAATACCGCGGCATCAAACCTTGTCGCAACCGATACACCAATTGTAAACGAGGAAGATAAAGCAAAAAGTAAGATTACCTCTGGTGACTTCGTATCTCCGACAAAGGATGCACTTGCGCTCCTTGATGCTGAAATTGATACAAATAAAAAGAATCTTCGTGAAAATATACAGGCAGTAGGAAAAGATTTTAGTGATCAAAAAACACAGATTGAAAAAGAACAGGCCGGAGAGACAGGTGCTCTTTCTGTTGGTCTTGCTGGTGCTGGAGGATACCTTGGATTCACTGGAAGTGGACAAGGCGTGATGCTTACGCTTGCGGCAAACCACCGTGCAGAGCTTTCTTCTTTGGATGCACGTCGTGTGAAAGCAATTCAGGATGCGAAAAATGCAGCTGCCGATAGGCGGTGGGATATTGTTCGTACTAAGGCAGATGAGATCGCGCGTATCGATCAGGAGACATATGAACGTCAGGAGGTATATAACGAGCGTGTACGTCAGGAAACTGAGAAGGATACCGTTAAAGCAGAAGAACTAAAAACACAGCAGGATATATTCGCTGAAATTCAGAAGGGAGCAAAAACTCCTGAAGCGATCTTTAAGGCACTAAAAGGCACTGTTCCAATCGACAGCATCAATGATTTTCTTGAGGGTATTGATAAAAGTTCTGAGGGTAACTTTAAATTCTCAGCACCAGAAACTGCTTCACTTCTTGGTTCTGGTATGTCTGCCGATGACATTGCTGCGCTCAATGAATTCGTAAACGAAAATCTTCCCACACACTACGTACTGTTTTTGTAGTGTATGTTTTAACTTGAGAAAGATCGAGTGGGCCTGGCATACCGTAATACTGTGCAAGGTTTTCCCTTGTAAGTGGACCACCA